GGTATCTGTGCTCTTTTCCCCTATCTGAACACAGCCTGCGCCGTATGACCTCATTGCCAGTGTAGGCTTCTCGACCTACCTGCCACATCACGCCCGCTCCACATTGCTGTGGAAGCTTAACAGTCTAGCGACCTAGACCAACTACGGTCGATCGCATAGGACTCTACTGGTACACGTCCCCCAGTACGCCATCCGATAGTGTTAGAACTGCCACTACCGCCCCCGATAATGCACACTCTATTGCCAATCCCTGTGCAGACTTGCGAATGCGTTGGGATAGAGTAGCGATGCACACGGGGCTGTCTCTTGCGCGCCCTATTTTGTTGGATTGACCGGCTTGCCTTGTCAACGGGCCGTGTGTCTACCTACTACGCAACTATGTGCAACTCCTTCTATGGAGCGGTAGCCGTTGCCCTGTTCCTAGGGGTATTCACTAGGAATACAGCTATTATAGCAAACTGGTCGAGCCTGTCAACACTTTCGTTTTAATGCGCCCACACACACACGCACACCGTAAGCCCTTGATTAACCTGATGAAGTTGAAAGTTTTGGAAGGTACTCCGGTCGGCACCGCAGGGCAATCGAGGTCGCGGAGTCCCGTTCCACGCCCCCATACATACAATAAAAAACCCGCACTCTCACACTCAAAGGGGGTCTAATAGGCTACTATGTAGTACATTAAGATGCTATTATGCGACTATTTGTTGTTTATTTGCGACATCCTTAAATTTTTTTTGGATTTTTAGGGAGTTTGTTAACAGGATTGCTTAAAATTAGGTACATTTTGTCACAGCCAGGGGGGGTAATATGGTATAATGTATAGTATGGAATAAGACTACACGTGAATCTGGGCCCGTGTTGGGGTACTTCCCTCTCATCGGCGTCTTCGGGCGTTACCTCTCCTACCCCTTCACGGCCCTCTTAACTAGATAGAGAGAAGATATGGAGTATATAGTAATATTATATGTTATATATATATTATTATAATTACATATATAATATATATTAATATAAATGTATAATATACTAAAAGAAGTAGATAATGGAAGCATTCTTTACAATAAGAATGACGTTTATGTAGGTAAATCCATAGAACATTATGGAGAATATCAAAGCGAAGAGCTAAAATTGTTTGAGGAGTATGTACATCCAGGTGATGTGGTGCTTGATATAGGGGCAAATATAGGAACCCATACCTTATGGTTCTCGGAAAGAGTAGGTGATAATGGTTTTGTCCTTGCTTTTGAGCCGCAAAGACTTGTGTTCCAAACGTTGTGTGCCAATATGGCAATTAATTCTAGACAGAATGTTGACTGCAAACATATGGGAGTGGGTGATAAGCAGGAGATTGTAAAGGTTCCCCCATTAAATCCAGATGTAGAGAATAACTTTGGTGGTCTGTGGATAGACGGGCACAAAGAGGGGGAGGATGTAGCAATATGTAAGATAGATGATATGGGTTTGAATAGACTTGATTTCATCAAAATAGATGTTGAAGGTATGGAGCCTAGTGTTTTATTGGGAGGTCTTCAAACTATAAACAAATTAAAGCCTGCTATTTATATGGAAGTTGATAGGGAAAAGAACTATGAGCTGTTAAATGGGATAATTACTGGGCTTTCCTATAATGTACAGATGCATACTCCTTCATTACATCCATCAGATTCTGAGATGGAAAATATTTTTGGGGATGTTGTATCGTTAAATGCTCTATGTTTATCTAGAGAAAGGAAATATAATGGCACTTACAACTAGTGGTTTAAAGAAGGTTAAGAAAAAGAGGAGATATTTTGACGAGCAGGGTAAAGTTATAAAGGCTCCAAGGCCAAAACCAAGGCCAAAACCCGGTGTAGGAGAGGCTCGACCGGGGCCGGGCGCGAAGAAACCGCCATATAAGAAGCCGAAACCCGGCGGAACTTTTATGCCAATGCCCACATATGGGCCAAAGCCAAAACCCGGTGGGCCTAGACCCAAGCCAAAGCCCAGACCTAAGCCGACTGCAGAGACTCGACCGGGACCAAAACCTAAGCCTAAACCTAAACCAAGGCCTAAACCTATTCCACCAAAGTTGCCGAATCCTAAACTAAAACCTAAGCCTAGACCTAAGCCTAAGCCAAAGCCCAGACCTAAGCCGAGACCAAGGCCAAAACCCAGACCGAGGCCTAAGCCAAGGCCGAAGCCAAGACCAAGACGCAGGGTGTCTGAGGCAGGGGCCGCGCGATAGAGGGAAACGGGCAAGTTCAGGGGAAGATAGATAAGATAAAGTTGGAGTAATGAATGGCAGTTCTTGATATATTAGCTTTTCCTAATCCACGATTAAGGAATAAGAGTGTGGATGTAGAGGAACATGAGAATATGAGAGGGGTTGTGAATAATATGGTGGAGACTATGTATACCCACCAAGGTGTTGGGCTTGCTGCTCCGCAGATAGGTATAAGGAAAAACCTCATCATCTTTGATCCTTCCGACGATATGTCAAAATTAACCGCAATGGTAAACCCTATAATAAAGGCGAAAGATGGTGAGGTTTATACCAACGAAGAATGCCTGTCAGTTCCTAATATGAAGGCCAGGATCAAAAGATCAAAGAATATAAAAGTAAGATATAAAGATTTAGACGGAGACACTATCACAAAGGATTTCAGTGGCTTTGAGTCTATTTGTATTCAGCATGAGATGGATCATCTAAAGGGTAAATTAATAATTGATTATATAGCATCATGAGAAAGAGACGAGGCGAGATAGTTCACAGTAGTGTGTGGACCCCAGCAAATAGAGCAGAAGTAAACGAAATGTTTACTAATGGTTCCACTGTTGTTGAGATATGTAAGTTCCTCGGAATTAATAAAAGTACGTGGTATCGCTGGTTAAAAGATCCACGTAAGGGAGATTTCCAGGAAGCCGTTGCATTGGGGATACAGGCATCTGAAGCTTACTGGATTGGTGTTGGTAGGAATAATTTAGAGAATAAGTCATTCAATACTGCTCTCTATTCGTTCATGATGGTAAATAAATTTGGTTACAGGTCGGCCTACTCCAAGCAGGAGAAGGACATTACAGAAACTAAAACAACTAAAGTTGAAGTTAAGAAAGCTGTTGATGTGGATTCTATTATCGAGAAGCTTTTAGAAGTAGATGACGAAAGGCCACAGGTCTTAAACTAGGAGGACGTATGCCTACAGTTGGTGGAAAGAAATATGCCTATACCCCGAAAGGAATTAAGCAAGCAAAGGCTGCCGCTAAGCGAGCAGGAAAACAAATGAGAGCAGCTAATACTACTAGACGTTCTAGGAGAGGGGGATAGCATTATGGCATGGGGACAGAGTGGTGGATTAGGTGTTGACACAGCAGCTGCAGATGCTTATGGCGGCAATCGTGGCGAGGTAGAGACTGCTGGTGGAATAGAGATGGGAGGTGCCGCCGCTGCCGCCGCTGCCGCTGATTTAGCTAATGCTTTAGCAGATGCTTTAGCTGGCACAGACTTCTTTGGAGGTTATGATCCAGGTGCTGTAGCCGTTCAAGATATTGCAGCTCAGGAAGCTGAAGTTTCTGGCTTTGATGAAGATGAAGCCTATGAAGGCCAGATGATGGCAGCGGCTGCTGCTCCCTCGCAACAGGTAGACGAGTTTGGTCAGATGCAAAGACAAGCAGAGGCAGATATTGCTGCACGAGATTTTTCTCAGTGGGGAGGACCTTACAGCACTGGTTTCAATACGCCTGTAGCGGGACCAACTGCAGAAGAGACCCAGATGGGTATGGCCGCTCCTATGGGCCAAGCTACTACTGCTGGTACAGATTTCTTTGGAGGAAGTCCAACTGCACCAGTTGATTTTGCGAACCAAACAGCAGGAGGAACTCCCGGATATGCAATGCCAGGTGTTGGCACTGGAGTAGAGGATTTTACTGGTATGCCAGGTGCAGTACAAGCAGCCCCTACAAGCATAGAAGAGGTGGAGATGGGTATGGCTGCTCCTATAGACTCTACGAGCCCCAATGTTGGTATGATTACTGCTGGTACAAGCCCTTATGGCGATCCCTTAAAACGAGCAGCAAAGCCAGGAGCAATTACTGCTGGTGGTCGAACCGACCAAGAAAGTGGCGATTTGTGGGCAGGCGCTCCTGCTGGTACAGACTTCTTTGGAGGTGAAGATGTAGGAACAGCCGCAGCCTCTCCTGCTGGACAACGTATGACGGAAGAGGGTATAAATGTTCATGGGAAAGCGCAAATAGATAATGCAATAATGTCTCTTTCTGAAAAATTTGACTATGAAGCAAAAGTTGCCAAGGAAAAGTATGGCATGAGGAGCCAACAGTATCAGAAAGCCCAGAGGCTTGCCAATACTTACAAAGCTTTAGATATGTATGGCAAGGCTTATGCCGCTACACAAGGCGGAAGTTTTATAGGCAATCTGATAGGAGGGATGCCGTTAGTCGGCGCTCTTCAGAGTATTCAGGGTTGGCTTACTAAGCAGGGAATCTATAGTAAGATTGATACCAAGCAGTTGGAAGAGGACCTTAGAAAGGCTTCAGCGGCAGGTAATTTAAGGAATTTTGTACGTGACCTTGAAGGCGGCCCAAGTGATGAAGACGTTCAAGGGCCAAAAGAAATAAGATCATTTATTCAGCAGTATCCGTGGGCTGCTGAGTTAGATCCCAAGTATATTAAATACTTGATAGATAATCCTGCGGTATTACAAGATCTCTTGGGTCAAGGACCTGGAGGTGGGGATCAGGCAGCTCCTGGCAATCAGACAAAACCCGGAGGCGGAGGCGGTGGCGGTAGTCCTCCAGCTGGTTTTACGCAAAAACCTGGGGCAGCAACGCAGGCTTTAGTTGAGTGGTCTAATCCAGCTACAGGTGAAACTTGGACGGCACCTAATGGCAGCTGGCAAGGTCCTCCGGGATGGGTACAAGTATAATTTTTTAATTTTGGTGTATAATACAGGAGTAATAAAATGGGTGTATCAATGATAGGTAGTCAAGTTAGAGCGATGGATAGGATGTTTGAGCGTATGATGGGTATGACGGGGCATAGAAGCCCTCTTATGATGGTAGATAACATGTTTGATCGTTTAGAAAGCTACACGAGAACAGCATGTATGCCAGAGGAAGGAACTGAATTTACAGTATATAGAATGGTTCCTACTACGTATAAAGCAGAAAAACAAGAAGACGGTTCTGTTTTGTTTAAAGTAATAAGCAAAGAGGAAGGATTCTCTGATGAACTCAAGGGTCCTGATGTAAAAAAAGATGCCGATAAAGAGGTGTAAGTTATCAAGTGGTAAGAAAGGATGGAAGTGGGGAAACAAGGGGAAGTGTTATGCTTCTCGTAAAAAAGCTGAGCAGCAAGCAAAGGCTGCGTATGCATCTGGATACAAAGGGAGCAAGTAATGCTCCCTCGTATCTCTAAAGGATATTTCGTTGAAGGAAAAAATTCTGAGGCTGCTATCCAATTTGCTCAATGGGCTCAGAACGAGCAGTTTTATAAAGTTGTTGCTGCGTATGCTGACTGCCATGACGATCCTAATATTGATGATTCTTTTATCAGGACTTTGGGTCAGCTTGACAGGTATTATCTTGGCGTGTTCCTTTGTAATCGCCACGATATGTTACATCCTTGGATATATGACAGATGCAGAGAAGTAGAAAGTGATAGGGATAGAAGGCTAGACCTATGGGCTCGGTTTCATTATAAAAGCTCTATCATAACATTTCTTGGTACTATACAAGAAGTTTTATGTAATCCAAATATAACTATTGGATTATTGTCGTTTTCAGCAAGACAAGCTAAGCCGTTCTTGCGTCAGGTAATGCAGGAACTAGAAGTCAATGAAAAACTTTATAGTCTATATCCAGACATACTCTGGGAGAAGCCTAGACAACAAGCTCCCAAGTGGGCTGAGAACGAAGGCATATGTGTTAGGCGATCTGCTAACCCGAAGGAACAAACTGTTGAGGCCCACGGACTTGTGGATGGTCAGCCTACTGGACGACATTTTGATCTTATCATTTATGACGACGTAGTTGTTCAGGAGTCAGTATCTACTCCAGAACAAATAAGTAAGACTACAACTCAGTGGGAGTTGTCACTTAACCTTGGTTCAACGCACAATCCAAGGTATCAGTATGCTGGAACAAGATACTCTTACGGGGATACTTATGGGACAATTCTCCAGAGAGCGGCAGTAAAGCCCAGGATACATACAGCAACCCATAATGGGCAGATGGATGGAATACCAGTCTTTCTTACTGATGAAAGATGGGAAGAGATAAAGAAGACTACATCTACTTATACGGTAGCTTGCCAGCAATTATTAAACCCAATAGCTGGTAGTGATATATCGTTTCTTGAAGAGTGGTGGAATGAGTGGGAAATAAGACCTTATACAATGAATGCGTATTTAATGGTTGATCCCGCTAGCTCCAAGAAGAAAGAGTCCAATAGAACAGCTATGGCTGTTGTTGGGGTAGATGCTAATTACAATAAGTATTTACTAGATGGTGTGTGTCATAGAATGAGCCTTTCAGAGAGGTGGGAGACTTTAAAAAGGCTAAGAACTAAATGGAAGAGAGCTCCGGGAGTAAGGGAAGTTAAAACTGGATACGAGCGCTATGGGGCTCAAAGTGACATAGAACATTTCAAAGAAATGATGCGTATAGATGGAAGTTCATTTCCTATATATGAATTGAACTGGGTAGGTGGGGGAGGATCGCAATCTAAGAAAGATAGAATACAAAGATTAGAACCTGATTTAAAGGACGGTTCTTTTTTCTGGCCTTATCCGACCGATAAAAAAAGACTTACGTCGCTTCAGAGAGATGTTAAACATAAGAAACAAGACTTTCTTATCTCTAACAAGATAATGCGTAAAGATGAAAATGGTAAGTTATATGATCTGGTTAAGTGGGTAAAGGATAACGAGTATAGTCTTTTCCCAACAATACACCCAGATTTCTTAGATGCATTGTCTAGAATATACGATATGGATCCAACTCCACCTATAAGTAGGAGTTATAGGGTTCTAGAACCTGAAGCGGAGGCTACGTTTTGATAAAGAATCTTATCTTCTCCATAATATTTTTTATGGGGGTTGCTCACGCAGAGCAGAGACAGAACGTCATGCCCCCGCCCGGAACCCAACCTGTACCCGCACAGTTCATGCTGCACTGCAGCCGTGATTCTGCCGGGATGTTTCACTTCCTCGAACATCAATATGGAGAAGTAATCAGAGCGGTCCTGACTAAATCC